GTAGAATACTTGATGGGGTATCCAATAGGGTGGACAGATGTCACGCTCTTGGAAACGCCATCGTCCCGCAAGTCGCGTCAGAAATCATCAGATGTATCAACAAAATAATGGAGGATAACAAATGAAACTATGGACAAATAACTCAAACTCAATTCACAAAGTCGATGACAATATGCTCTACCCGCGCACTACCTATGTGCTGCCCGATGAGCTAACTGGACCAACCTGGGACGATTCAATCCCTTGCCCGCACGAGATCAAGCCGTACTACAAGGGGCGCGCTGCTGGTGGTGCAACAGCCGTTTACCGCGCTGGTGCAATTGGTGATGCGATCATCGCTACTGCTTTCGTTAACTACTTGGTGCAGGAGTCTGGTGGGGTTGTGGAGGTTTACGCGCCTGCCCGCAACCTTCCTCTCTACGCTGGGCTGGGTGCAAAGCTGTGGCCGTTGCCTGCATCGCTGGAGGCATGGAGGTCATTTGATGCTCACTTGCCAACGGATGATTTATTCAGCGGTCAGGTGGGCAACACCAAGCTAGGCACTGGTCCTGGCAACTGCTACCAGCGGATCTACGAGTGGATGGGGGTGTGGGATGAGAAGAAGATGGCGAAGTATTGTAAGCCAGTCCTGCATCTCATCGAGCCAGACCATGAAGAGCTAAAGGCAATGGGCAAGTGGCCGATGCCTAGTCCGTTCTTTGCTTACCATGTTTCGTCCAGCGGTCCGACCCGCACTTACCCGCCAACGATGGGGCAGGAGGCGGTGCTGGCGTTGCTTGAGGCTTACCCAAAACATCACGCTGTGATTATTGGGCTGGATAACTCAAACAACTTTAAGGTGGACCATCCCAGGGTGATCGACTTATTTAACTGCACCAAGACTGTGCGTTCATTGTTCCCGATTATTAGCGGGGCTGACTTTGTTGTCGCTCCAGATAGTAGTGTCAACCACATGGCTGCTGGGTTGGATACGCCGTGTGTGTCGTTGTGGGGAAGTTACGACCCAAAAGATCGTATGAGTTTTTATCCTAAGAACGTATCGGTGTTCAAGCCTGATACTTGCCCGCACGCACCGTGCCGACCGCACGCTGGGTTGCCGCAAGCCAAGTGTAAGGATGCGAGTAACCGCACACCGAAGACGCAATACTGGTGTAATGCCCTGCGAAATATAACAGCGCAGGATATTGTGCTCGCATCGAAGAAGGCGATGGAGCTAGAAAGCAAATAACTAACTGGCGTTGTGGTCTGTGGGGAGATCCCACGGCGGGATATTCCTCAGTGTGTTCTCCTCTTGAATCAGAGCCAGTTTGAATTTTTAATATGAAGACAATGTCCCGAATGGTACGCAGGGAGATCCTGCGGCTGGTAATCACGATTACCACTTGAAACAAAGGGGCATAAATTTTAATAAGTAAAAGCAGATACCACTTGCAGTGGTTGAACATCGTGATACAAAACAAATAAGCAGAAAGGTAAATCGTGATATGAATGAAGAAATGTTGACAGCCTTGCGCTGTCGTTTGGGCAAACCAGTATTCCTACTTGTTCCTAAAGGAATGAAGGGTCCAGTGCAGGTTGGGTGGCAAAACATTGCATACGAGGAAACCCTCCGCGCCGAGTATATTCAGAAGTTGCTGGCAACGAACATAGGCGTGCTGATGGGCAAGGCATCATCCAATCTGTGCAGCATTGATGTGGATAGTGACGCAAGGGCGGAAGAGTTTGAGAAGGCTAATCCAAAGCTGGCCGCAACATTCCAAACCAAGGGAGCTAGGGGTCGCAACTTCTGGGTGCAAGTCAAAGGCGAGTATCCAGACCTATTTAAGATCAAGGCTGGCACTGAGGATTGGGGCGAGTGGAGAAGTAATGGCGGGCAAACAATAGTTTACGGAACGCATCCAAGCGGATGCCAGTACACATATCCAGTCAGAGGGGCAACTCCAGTCGAGATTGAGTTTAGCGAAATCAATTGGCCAGAGGATACCAATAGGCCGTGGAAGGATGACGAGCATAAGAAGAAATGCAAGGAGCTGGAGGAGGCTTGGGGCGCGCCGTTCAAGTACCGAACCAATACGGAAACTGAGGAGCAAACATTGGTTGGTATCAACGAGCCGTTCTGGGCTGCGAAGTATCACACCGAAAACAAAATTCTGTGGGAGCCATCCGAGAAGAAGTTTTATATGTACGATCCAGAGACAGGATTGTGGGGCATTAAGAGCGAGGACACGATCAAGCAGGAGATAAGCTCATCCATACTGGAAGTAGGTAGAGACATTGGCGAGCCGTCAACCCAAGACATGAGGAGCGAAAGGCTGCTCACATCTATTACCCGCCAGTTGCGGGGCATGGTGGAGGTGCAGGATGCGTTCATAAACAAGGGCATTCCAGGCGTGCATTGCGCCAACAGCTATATTACTTTTGATGATGACGGAGAGCTACGCGAACATGACTTCAGCCCAGACTTCTATTCACGCAATCAATCGCCAATAGAGTACAAGGGCATTGACAAGATCCCACAACGCTTCTTGACCGATCTGGTTGGTCCGACATTCAGTGATCCAGATGATGCGGTGATGTTTCAGAAGTACGGCGGGATGTGTTTGTTTGGAAGAAACATCATCCAGAGATTCATGGTGATGTATGGGCAGGCTGGTGGAGGCAAGTCAACCTTGGTTAACATTGTTCTAAACATCGTTGGCAAGCACAACATGGCCGCGCTCAGAACTGGACATCTCAATAATCAGTTTGAGTTGTATAGGTTTCGAGCCAAGACACTGCTCTCTGGAACAGACGTGCCTGGCAACTTCTTGTCAACCCCTGGAGCCAAGGTCATCAAGGGGCTGACTGGAGGAGACACGATGGAGGCGGAGGGCAAGGGACTGAATGATGGCGTAGTACTACAAGGCATATTCAATATCCTCATCACGTCCAACGAAAGGCTCAAGGTCGCGCTGGAGGGCGATGTTGAGGCTTGGGGCAGGAGGTTGTTGCTGCTTGAGTTTACCAATCCGCCACCAGCCAAGAAGGTTGATAGGCTTGCGGACAAGCTGGTAGAGGAGGAAGGGTCGGAGATATTGGCTTGGTTCCTATGCGGGTTCCGCGAGCTGCTGAAGGATGTAAGGGAGACTGGAGACATACGCCTAGCCAGCCCGCAAACACAGAAGGTCAACAGCCTGCTTGCGGAGTCGGACAGCGTCACAAACTTCATCAAGGAAAAGGTAACAAAGGCCAAGGGATTTGAGATAACCAATGAGGAGCTTATCACCCTATACGGAGAGTATTGTGCGGAGCGCAGGTGGGTTGCAATGGAGCTTGCTAGGCTCCAAAAGGTCATCAATGAGCAGATGTATGCCATACATGGCGCAACCCAGAGTCATTCGGTTGTGGCTCCAAGCGGTAAGAATGCAAGAGGGTTTAAGAATGTGGCAGTTCAAGGGCAATCCAGAGCAAACCATAGGAGGGATGAGTTTTGAGCCTAGACACATCAAAGTTGCATAACGTGAAGAATGCGGCAGATGGCGGGATCAAGGCTGGCTGTCCAGCTTGTGCCGCGCTTGGGCAGGACAACCGCAAGGAACACCTATACATATACAAAGATGGCAGGTTCGGGTGTGCCAAGTATCGCGGGGATAGGGCGCATCGAGCCATGATAGCCAAGTTGGTTGGAGATGGGGTCGTTGCAAAGCCAAAGTCATATATCGACATTAAGCCGTTTTCATGTCCTAAAAGGAATAAGAAAGCGGATTCTGGGACAATTGGGACACCTTTTTATAACCTACGCGCACTGCTTGAAAAGTTTATAGTATCTAATAAAGATACGTTATGTAATACACCCGTGGGTGAAATAGGGTTGCAAAAACCTGTCCCAGCTGTCCCAGAAATTGATAAGTCGTTGACAGATAACGAGGATAGGGAAATAGAGCTAGTCCCAGCCGAAATTGTGGCCAAAATCAAGGAGGATTGTGAGGTTGGTGGGTGGGTTGAGGCTGTTGAAAGGCTGTTTGATGGAAGCATAGTTGGCGCAGTTTGGGATTGCGAAGTTTATGGGGATATGGAGACGGAAGCCAAATGAGGATGGGAGGGTACGATTTTGTGGCTGGGGATACGCAAGCTGACTACGCCAAGCATTCCCAAGCTACATTTAAGTCAATTTTGTGGTGGACCAGATGCAAGGGTATTGAGGACGGATGGCCGAAAGAAATGCTCAAGAAGAGATTGATTAGGATTGCTGGCGTATTGCAAAGCCAAAGCGAACCAGAAAATTGTATTAGTGAATCGCAAATGCAGAGGCTTCTATACTTTTGATTTTGTTGCGGTGTGGTACAATCGTGAAATGAACAAGTCTAAGCCAGGTCTATACGCCAACATCAACGCTCGCCGTAAGGCTGGCACTAGCCGTCCGAAATCTAAAAGCACCATCCAGCCCAAGGTGTGGCGCATGATGAAGGCCAAGAAGGGTGGGTTTGAACCACGATAGAGAGCAACTGAAGGTGGCACATAAGTTTATTGCCCTGCTTCAGCGTGAGAATGCACAGTTGCATGGCGTGCTACGCTTGCTAGGCCAATTGGTAGACGATATGAATGCCAACTGCTCCTATGAAGTATTCGAAGTGCAGTGGAATAGCCTTACCGAGCAGGTCAAGAGGCTGTCGGGATTCTTTGAAAGCCACCAGAAGGCACTACAATCGCTCCACGATGCCTGTCCTAGCGTTTGGGATACCGATGAGGTAGATGATGAATCCTAGAGAACTGCCTTGCAATAGCCCTAGGCGTACACCTGGAGGACCAAAGAAGTTTGTGGTACGTGCTTGTAGTGGAGGTGAAAGCAAAACCATCCGCTATGGTGATCCCAAGATGACAATAAAGAAGAGCAATCCAGAGCGCAGGCGTAGCTTCAGGGCTAGGCATAAGTGCGACAGCAACCCTCCCGCTAAAACCTCCGCCCGCTACTGGAGTTGCCGCAATTGGAGCTAAGTATGCCTAAAAAGACGCGCCACAATGCCACGCAATCGCGCAAGGATGCCCCTAGAAAGCGTCTTTGTAGCAAGGCTGATGCTCCAGACCTTCCAATGGTCAAATTTAAGGTTGAGGAGCTAGGAAACCGAGCCTGCTGTTGCCGTATCGGACGCTAGGTTGCCGTTTATATAGCCCTTATAGGCTATTTTTATATATCCTTATAGGGCTATCTGGCCTACCGTTTAGGTGGCTGCGCTTCCGTTTGTTGACGCTCCCGATACTTAGCCCAACGGATACCCACCGCCTTCTGATAGTGTTCCCTGGGTCGCACCTTTTGAGGACCTTTGACACTCCCGCCTTTCTTACCTAGTCGCGAAAGGTAAGCTTTAATAATTTCTTCTTCTGTCATATTTCTATATGCTCCTTATAGGCTAAACTTCCGTTTGTAAAGACGGAATGCCTGGGCTGCCGTTTGTTGCGAATGCGAAAGCCATAGGGGTTTGAACCCTTGGCGGATTATCTACTAACAATCTCAAACGTATCGCCATCCACCCAATGTTTCCAACCCTCCATCCAGTCGCTCGCATCATAAGGCAACCAAGTATCCGATCTATCCCTATTGATTTCGTTTATCATTTGCTTTATCGACCAAACATATTCCTTACCGCTTTCCATGTCCCTCACTTTATATTTCATATCGTGTGCCTTTCTTCTTTCATTCGCGCAATCAATAAAGACTGCGCTGCCGTTTGTTAGGATGCCTTGGCGAGAGCCAAAATCCATCCTCCGTCCACCTCCGTTACGAGGTGGAACGAGGAGAGACTATTATTAAGATAAACCACACTCCCTAACTACTTCCAGCAACCTTTCCTCCCTATCGTGATAAGTTCCATCTGGAACTTCAAATGTTTTCACCAGAAGATCCTCCACAATACCAAGGCGAGACTGAGCAAGTGTTGGCTTGCTTCCAGTAATTCCCCAAACTATTGCACGTCTTAATTCTTTTCTACCATCTCCAGCCAGGTTTCCGTTTATTAGGTGATACGGCATTAAGCCAAGTCTTCTGAATGTTTCAATTGCTCGTTCTTTAGCGTTCATATTCTGATTTCCTTTCTATTGTTTTTCTTTAGGCCATCCCAAGCGGGTTTGACCTCTCCTCCCCTCAATAACGAGGAGAGACGAGGGAAAACTAGTTCCAAAGTAATTCTATCCAGCTTGCTAGGCCTAGGCCTAACAAGATCCCAAGCATCAAAATGGTATATGCTTTAATCATTCCACACCTCCTTTCTGATCACGAAATTCTGTACGCCGTGAAACCTTCTCCAATTTTCTGCCTTGCTGCAGTCATAAAAACGACAAACAAATGATCCATTACTTGAATAAATTGCGTAACAGATCTGGCTAGTGTTTTGCATAGCAAACCAGCCTTTCTGTCTTATCCCAACACTTGCGACAATTTACGCAAGCGTTGCCTTGATTTGAGGATGGGCAGTTTGATCCAGTTGTCACAACTGAAGAGACAACGCAACCCAACTTTTCCGCAATTGCATCTGGAGTAGATCCATCAATCATATGAGCAGATAATCTGATGGTGAGATTTTCTGGAATAACTCCTCCAGCTTCTTTATATTTTGCCACTATCTGGTATTCCCTTGTGGGAATCCAATGTTTGACTTCTGGCGTTAACTCGCAAACTCTTACAATCTGTTTCAAATGGTTTACGCTTTGGATGTCTCCAGAATCGTGCCATCTGAAGTATCTATTACCTTCGGCGTTAATCATAAAAGCCATCGCATCTGCCCATAAAGGAGAACGCAATGCCTTTAATCTTTTCGCCAAAGCGTTGCGAACTGAAGGGAAAACATATCTCCCCTTTAGTGCGTAACATTTGGAGCAAACTGAATCCTTAACTCCTCTTAACTTTCCACCAGTTTTGCATAGGCTTGCTGGTATTGAGTAAGCTGGGCAAGGCATTTTGGAGGGACGAGAAAACCCTCCACCAGTAAGATCTTGAGCAATGGAGAGAGTAAGGGTCATTTGGATAACTCCTCGCTATCAAATTCAAATCCTTCGGATTGCATCCATTCGAACAGACGAGATTCGAGATCCTCCAGCTTGTCAGATTGCCAGCCATCATTGGCAATCATAAGCATATATCTGCCGTTCTTATTATTCTCTCCCAGATCCTCAATTATGATGTTTCCATAAGCATCGTTAAGATGAACTAAACCACCATAAACTATGGCGTTTAATGGCTTTCCATCTTCTGTAAACGTGTGGCGTGTTTTTGAGTATGTCTTATTCATTTATGTTTCCTTTCTTTTCTTTTCATCTTGAGAGTTCCTATCGGATCTCTCTCGACAAGATCCATACTATATCCGCTTGCTTATATGGTCAACACTTTTTTTCTGCCTGGGATATGGTAATTTTTGCAGATGGATGAATCGGCAGCGGACTCCACCGCACCAGAAAAGGCTAAGAATGGTAGAGAGATATTTACTAAAGAATTGGCCGATGAAATAGTATCAGCGTGCGGATCTGGATTTACTTTAGAAAAGGCTGGTGCGTTGGTTGGGGTCAATCCTTCCACGATTAAAACTTGGGCAAGCCGTAAACCAGATTTCGCTAGGCGTGTAGAGTCCGCCAGAAAAAAGCACGAGCTTTCCCTACTGCGAGACATAGAATTGGCAGGACAGAAAAGCTGGCAGGCAAAGGCTTGGATGAGCGAGCGAGTGTACGGATATGCCCAACCCTCTGCCCGTCTGCAAGTTAGCCAGGATGTCACCCACGGCATCAGCGGAAACTTAGCCTCACTTCTCGCTGGCATCGCGGGAAGAAAGAAGACGCAAGTTATTGATGCTAAGGCAGTTGAGTTAAAACCAGCCCTACCAATTCGAGACAATAGCTATTGTGCGACAGATGCCACGCAAACTATTGTAACCACAACGCCAAAAGTTCCTGGCAATACTAGGCATAGACGCATGAAGACAAGAAAGCCAAGGGCAGAAAGTTTGGCCAAGTACACCACCACGCCCCCCGCCACTCCCCCAGCCCCCATTTAATACGCATATACCCCCCCAAATTATTGTGGCTCAAAACAAAAAGAGGT